CTTGACGGCGAGTCAAGCACGATGTACAATGGAGTTGTGGGGTTGAGGGACCTCGCAGGAAGGAAGGGGAAAGAAATGAACGGTTACGTTGCGTTTTACAAGAACCAGCGCAAGGAGGTGTACGCAGAAACCGCGTACGCAGCCCAACAGGAAGCAGCACGCCAGTTTCGTGCTCGCAAGGCTTACGAAGTTCACGTAATTCTTGCGGAAAAGAACGGCGAACAAGTAGTTCACGTAGCGGACTTCTAGGAAGGAGGCCAACATGGCAAAGGCAGCAGACATCAAGATTGGTGAGAACGTTTACCACAAGAAGTACGGTCACTACTTGGGCAAGGTAGTGAGCGTTGCAAACAGTTGGACGCTCTTGGAAAAGCAACTGGGCGTAGTCCGTATTGAGGAGATATACGCGAACAGAGAGATTGCGACTCAAGCAGAGCACGACGAAGCGGTTGCCGTTGCGGAGCGGCAGGCAGCGTACAGAGCCAAACTTGAGAAGGCTGAGGAAGAAGGCAAGGCCGTTCTTGGTGAACTTGCCGAGTTGCTTGGTGGTGACGCGGAGGCTGTGCATTTCAAAGTTCAGTATCAAGACCGCCTCCATCGTTACAAGACCTACTTGGACAAAGTAGAAATCAAAAAGGAATTGCTTGTTGAACTGCTCAAGGTCGCAGGTCAGGCCGACGCTCGATTCGCTGACGTCGCTGAGCGGCTCTAAGAACAGAAGGAGCGAGAAATGGCAGCACCGACAGTGGGAGAAGGAGAACGGACAATGACCGACGAGTGGGAGCAAGATTACAAGGGCGAGGAGATTTACAAGGGGTATTACATCCTCCCGTTCGACGGATATTGGGACGTGCACTACGCAAGCCGGAATAAGGCTGACGTGGACTACATGTGTCAAATCGGTCAATGGTACGTGAGTTTCGAAGAGGCCCGCACACTCTTCGCCACGAAGGCAGAGGCTAAGGCATGGATAACCGACTCTGCAAAGTTAGATCGACTCGTCTCCTCACTGGAACGGGCGTTCGGATAGCCGGGGATCGTTGTTTTGCTGCTGATCTTCTCAAGGATGCAAAGGCATGGGTTGACGCAGTCTTGACTTGACGGCGCGTCAATGAGTCATTACAATGGAGTTGTGGGAGGAAGGGCCTCCGAAGGAAGGGAGTTGAAATGGCAATGGAAGAAGTGCTTTCAGAGATTTGGCACGGAGGTGATTTCGGCCTCAACGAAAATTGGGAGGACAACCATAATCGTGGCTTGGCTAAAGGCCACACGCAATTTTGCGTTGATTGTGGTCGAGCAATTAACGGCAACGCTTGTATGGTACTTGTTTGTTACGACGAGGCGATCCACCCATTCGCGATTAGAGCCGACATCACTGTCGAGCAGGCCAAAGAAATGTTCCCAGATCAAGGTTTTCATTTAGTTCCACTTGGCAAGACTTGCGCGACCAAGAACCTCAAGATTCCAGTTGCGTATCAAAGAAATTTGGACTTTGAAAATCCTGATGGCTCATCGGAATGGGTTGAGGGAGGGAGCAACTAATGGCCAAGACAAAAAAGATCACCAAGAAAATGGTCCTTGGCGACCACGGCAATGGAGTCAAGGTCGTCTACAACTGGATGACTCGTGGCTACATCGTGTTCTGGCACGATCAAATCATCGCGATGCCCAATGATCTCGAAGATGCCCACTGGTATCTGACCGTTGATCTCAGGCTGAACGTAGCCTAACAATCTGCCGACCTAGCCGCTGCCTACGGGCACTGTATCTCCTTTCAAGCGGTGACGGGGGACCTGCACTGTGCAAAGTGTCAAGGCGAGGGTTTCATCATTTGACTCGCCAAGGTCTCCCGGTCGGCTCCTTTACTTATGGGTCTCAACCTGATACCGTGACAAGGGCCATGACCAATGCAAAATTGCCGCAGCAGCACGCGACCACTGGCAGATTTGTGCGCACGCCCGAGCAGATAGCCCAAGATCGACGCGCAGCAGACTTACGTAGTCTTGGCTACACGTACCAGATGATTGCCGACAGGCTCGACGTGGACGTGAGCACAGCGCATCGGATGGTCAACAGGGCCGTCTCTGAGATTCCAATGGAAGGCGCAACGCAAGTTCGCCAGATCGAACTAGAGAAGATCGACAGAGTTGAGCGCTACTACCAGAGTGTGCTTCAGAACCCGCCCGCAAAAGTTGGCAACACCGGCAAAGTGGTCATGACGTTTGAGGTAAACGAAGAGACTGGGGCGGTTGAAGAGGTCCCAATGATTGACGAGGCTGCGCGGATGGACGCTGCTGGCGGGATTCTGAAGGCTCAAGCACAACGCGCCAAACTGCTTGGGCTCAATGCTCCCACGGTCACACGTGGAGAAGTTGTGGTTTACGATATAGAGAGCGACACTGCGCGGATGATCGAAGCACAAACGAAGGCGCTGGAAGCGATGGGGTTGAATGACCGAGTTAATGAGTTCAGAAACTACTTTGTCACCGCTCTTGGCGGCAGTGATGACCCGGTTGGAGAGGCCGACGCTATCGAGGCGATGGTTGTGTCCGAATCCTGAGTGCGAAGGCGACCCGCACGAGGGCTTTCACTGGTGTAAACATCCAGCAGAAGGGCCGCATAATTACAACTGTCGCCATGCCCGCCCGGCACAGCGCGCTCCCGAAGGGGACTGGCTAGTCTGGCTATTCTCGGGAGGCCGTGGCACAGGTAAGACACGGGCTGGCGCTGAGTGGGTCTTAGATCAAGTCTGGAACAAGGGAAAGAAGCGCATCGCACTGGTAGCCCGTACTCCCGCCGACGCGCGTGACGTCATGATCTACGGGGATTCAGGGATTATGGCCGTCAGCGATCCACATCCGCGCCCAATTCATGAGCCGACCAAGCGCCGCCTTATTTTTCCGAACGGCGCGCAATGCTTCACCTATTCCGCTGCGGCTCCTAGCCAGTTGAGAGGGCCGCAGCACGACGCAGCGTGGTGTGACGAGACAGCAGCATGGCTCGACGCGCGAAAAGGCGACACGCTGGATACGTCATGGAATAACCTCATGCTGGGTCTCCGTCTTGGCGAGTTGCCGCAATGCTTTGTGACTACAACGCCGAAGCGCGTGAAGTTGATCCGCGAAATTATGGATCGTAAGACCACGACTGTGACTTCAGATACAACGTACGCCAACCTCAAGAATCTTGCGCCATCGTTCAGAGAGTCGGTGCTCGCAACCTATGAGGGTACACGCATTGGACGACAGGAGTTGTTAGGAGAATTGTTGACAGACGTAGATGGCGCTCTTTGGACACTTGGAAACATTGACAACTTGCGCATAGAGTTGGAGCCATGAGTCGGTGGGTCAAACTTGGAGCACTTGTTGAGTGGGAGGGTAACGACTACTACGTCATTGCGCGAGCGGCCAAACAACTGATTCTGCGACCCGTCGTCAAGGGTCCTGACAAAATTGCATGGGATAACAAAGTCAAAATCAAGGAGATAAAAAATGAAGAAAACGCCGGGCTCGAAATACGCCATCAAATTGGGACGCGAGCGTTACAAGAAAGAACAGGAATCAAGGCGAGCGAAATTGGATCGACGCAAGGCTCAGGGCCAATCGTGAGAGGCTGCTCAAACGGTGCGTGCATGTGTAAGTCCTCAAACGAAGATTTTGTAACGATCAAAATTAGCAAGCCACTTGCCACGAGTTTGGCTTTCGACTGGCAGCCTTGCGACGAAAAGCCCGGAGATGACCCAATGCGCGAACTGTTCGACAATTGCCGCAAAGCACTTGAAGAGCAGCCATGAGTCTCCAAATGGAAATCGTTACAGGAATCACAATGATCTTTAGCGCTGTGGTTGTAGCCCTCGTTGTTGAGCACGTGAAACGCAAGTGAAAAAAGTCATTCACGTAAACCAGCACAACATTCGACGCAACGCGACCAAGGGCACGAGCGATCCCGTTTTGACTGTCAAAACTTACAAGTCCAACGACTACGCGAACGAGGCCGTTATCAAATCATCGGATGGGACAGAACTCGCCCGGATCATCTACAGCCCCGACAAACCACTTTCCTGTGGTGCCCGAGTATGGATTGAGACGGAGCATGACGTGGAGATAATCTCGTGAATGTCAAACTGACAGACTTAAAGCGCATCGTTGTAGCGGTTGACCCTGCGACCACGTCTGGCGACAACGCTGACGAAACAGGCATCATCGTTGTGGGTTCCGGTCCGCACATTGAAATCGAAGGGGCTGAAGTAATCTGCAAAATCGTCAACTGTAAGCGACACGGATACGTGTTGGCCGACGTATCTGGCAAGTACAGCCCGGACGAATGGGCCGGGATCGTCACTGAGCAATTCCACAAATGGAACGCAGACCGCATTGTTGCTGAAGGAAACCAAGGTGGCGAGATGGTCGAAAGCGTTGTGCGCAGCGTCTTCCCAAGCGCGCCATTCAAGCGCGTGCACGCTAAACAGGGGAAACGCACACGAGCCGAGCCTATGGCCGCTCTTTACGAGCAGGGCAGAGTGCACCACTGTGGCTCATTCCCGTTGCTTGAAGATCAACTGACTACATGGACAATCGACAGCGGCGAATCACCCGACCGTCTCGACGCGTTGGTATGGGGTTTGGCTGAATTGGGCTTGACCAAGTTCTCAGGCGGTGTTGAATATATCGAAGCGATGGCAACAGAGTGCGAGCAGTGTGGTGCGCTAAACCAGAAAGACGCCTTGCTTTGCGAAAAATGCAATGGAAAGTTGCCGCAGTCCGAACCCGAACCAGAGCCTGAGCCACCAGAAGAACTACACGTTCAGCCAACAACATTTTCGCTGACGAGCGGCGTAGCAGGAGTTGACGTTGGACATACGAACTATGATGCGAACAGGGCAGTTGTTGACGCCATTCGTCAGTTTGGGCCACAACGATGGACACCCTTTAATTCGCGACGATGAGAGGTAACTGATGGCTGAGCGTAATGGCATCTTTGGCAGACGACGCGAGCAGCGCGAGGCCGAAATTCAAATCGCTATCGATAAGGGCATTGCGGACGCAATAGAAAAAGCGATGTCGCCAGCAGTTGCGCAAGCAGGCATGATGAGCAGCGGCGCGACGTACCCAATATTCCAACGCGGTCAAGACTCGCCATTCAACCAAGTCGGCCCGGGTCAAGGATTCCAACCGCTGCCTCGTCCGCCGGGGTTGTTCGACAGTGGATTCGGCCCTGCCAACCCGCTATTCCCAGACGCTATCGACCCGCTCCTGCCGAACGGGCGCACGATGGCGCGTCGCACCGAGTATCTCATCGCAGCGAACGTCAACCTCATTGATCGACGCGTGCCTTGGTCAGTGCTTCGTGGACTTGCCGAAGATGTTGACGTTGTTCAGCGGTGCATTCAACTTGTGCAAGACGCAATTGTTGGCCTTGATTGGTCGTGGGGTTTCTCTCCAACAATCTTGCAACAAATCATGTTCGAAGAAGGAATTACCAACTCGGCAAAGGCTTCTGCGCTCGCGCGCGAAAAGTACGGCGATGAACTCATGCGCGTGCAGTCATTCTTTGACTACCCCGACAAGCGAATGGGTTTCACGTTCTCGCAGTGGATCACCGACATGATCTACTCGCACCTTGTGTACGACGGCATCGTCGTTGCGCCCGAGTACAACCTTGGTGGCGAACTTACTTCGCTGAGTACCATCGATACGAGCACGATCAAGATTCTGCTCGACAACCAAGGTTTCATTCCTCGACCACCCGCGCCTGCTTACCAACAGATTCTCTATGGCTTCCCGCGTGGGGAATTTCAAGCAGAGAATGTAGAACAAGATGGCAAAATCCCTGACGCTTTCACGAGCGATCAGTTGGCGTACTACATCCGTCGCCCACGTCCGAACAACATCTACGGCTACAGCCAAGTCGAAGAGTGCATCAACATTGCCTCGATCTACATGGAGCGCCAAGCATGGCTACACGCTGAATACACCAACGGCGTAACGCCTCGAATGGTCGTCACCACTGACGGAGCAGAGCACTGGACTCCTGAACAGTTGTCGTACTACGAGCGCATCTATAACGATCAGTTCTCAGGCCAAACGCAGCGTCGTCATAATTTCATGCTTATGCGTCCCGGTATGAGGGCAGAGCAGTTGAAGTCCGTTGACGAGGCTTACAAGAATACGTATGACGATTTCCTCATCATGCAAATCGCTGCCAAGTTCGGCGTTCCACCGGGACTCATGGGCATCAAAGGCCCAGCCTCGCTTAGCGGATATCACGAAAAAGGACAACAAGATCAGTTCGAGTCCTACGCCTCAGACGCCTTGCGCAACTTCCTTGTTGAGTGCATTAACGACATGGCGCGTCGCTTCCTTGGCATCGGTTCTGAGATAACGATCACGGCAACGGGTGGCGGCAACGACTCTGACGACTTGACGCGAGCGCAGGCTGACGAGATTGACATCAACACGGGTATCCGCACGCGTAATGAAATTCGTGCGGAGCGAGGCATTCCGCTTATGGACGAAGCCGAGGCAGATCAACTTGGAGTGACGGTTGGCACAGGTGTTACGTTCCTCGCTGGTACATTGGCAGCACAGCAAGCGCAACAAGGCGCGGGCTCAGCACCAGCAGGAGCACCCGGTGGAACCGCAGCAGCACAGTCAGGAGGAACTAGAGGAAATGCGCAAAACGCTAATGGACCTGCTGGACCTGAACCAACTGACGGAAGTGCTAACGCCAATGGTGCTACAAACGCTTCGGGAACAAGCAGCGACAGCAGCAGCGCAAAAGAACCGAAACCGACCGCCACGCCCAAAACCGACGACCGACAACCAGAACTTACAAAGGAAATCGCATCCTTCGAGCGCTTCGTCAAGGCCCGCGCTAAGGCTGGTTCATGGCGGGACTTCGAGTTCGAGCACCTCGCCACCTACAAAGCCGCAAGACTCAACGGATTCGGACGACAAAACGATTTCATAGCCATTCGTCATGAATTGGCGAAAGACGGCGGCGATGCAGGAGCGCTTATTGATTGGTACGAGCAAGGCGCAGACGGGCAAATTGATTGGGGCTCAGAGGGCGACTTCGATGCTTGCGTAGCCATCGCAGGCAAGTACATCGACAATCCTGAAGGGTTCTGCCAACTTCGCCACATAGGTGCGACTGGCGACCCAGCCGGTCAAGCAGAAGGCGAGAAGGCCCTGAAGGGCGAGTTCGATGACGTCATTGGCAATCGCGAAGGCGAGCCCACCGACCAAGACCTATACGACAAGGTCATCGAGTCTGCCAAGCGCAAGTTCGATGTCTACCCTTCGGCATACGCGAATGGTTGGGTTGTGCAGGAGTACAAGCGCCGCGGTGGTACGTATGCCAAGCCAGCAGCCAAGGGCGCAATTGTCACCGATACAGGGACAGCCATCATCGCGCCCACTGGTCAAATCGTGATGCCCACGGCACTGAAGGTCGGAGACAAGATCATCGTGGAGCACGCCGACAAAAGCAGCGATGCGTTCCCAGTGGTGGACATGAGCAACCCCACCAAAACTACGCCAGACCAAGAAGACGGCAAAGACGTAGAGCATCAAATCGCGCAGATCGACGCCGACGAAGAAGATCAGGTTGAAAAGATTGTGGCCAAGATGATCGTGCCAGAGTTGGAGCGCCTACGCGAGACCTACGGCTTGCTTGAAGAGGTACGCCGAGAAATCTAAGCCTCGGCGCGGTGGCGGGCGGTCATTGCAGCAAACTCAACAGCAGCATTGTTCGGCTCGGTCAGTTCGCGCAAACGCTTTGACGCGTCGGTCATGTTTCCACGTTACCCTCGTGTAACGACAGAGCCTCGTAACCCTTGGCCGCAAGGCTCGCTTCCCAATCGCTGCCGTTGGAGTTGAGACGACGCAAACGGCAATAACCACGCTCTTCAAGAATCCGAACCGTAAGCGTTGACGAGTACCCTCCCCAACCCTTGCGCAAGTGTCCGCGATCTCTAATCACGGCTAAGTATCGCAACTGGGTTTTGGTGAGTCGCTCAGTCATTTGGCAGTCCCAACTATGTAGTTGCGGTCGAACTTGACCACGACCTTGTCGCCAACGATCTTGACGTGTTTGAGCGTCTCGCCAGCGGGCACCAGATGCTCGCCAATGCGGCGGTACAGGCGGCAGTAGAAGCCCGTGCCCTTCTTCGCTTGTCGATCTAACTTGAAAGCATCGTACCGACCTTCAGCCCAAGCGCCGGTAACTGCGAACTCGACGCGCGCATCGAACTCTTGGATTTCGTAATTAAGGTCAACAGTGACTGTCATTTTGATTCCCTTCCTGCCGGAGGCACTTCCTTTGACAACTCCATTGTACCTATTATTTGACGCGCGGTCAAGTCAATCGAGAGCCCTTTGATTTATTGGCATCTGGGCATACTTGACGTAAGGTCTAGAAGCGCTTACAATGAAGTCATGAGGGAAGTTCGAGAGGGGGGAGTTGAAATGGCCGAGATTCAGAATCCGCACGTACGCGAAGTTGCGATCGACGTTGAGATCGCGCGTGCGTACGAAGCGGTATGGCGCGCGCAAGAAAAGGAAGAGCAATTTGCGTATCGTCTTGCTGATTCAATCGCTTGCGCGGCTCACAACGCAGGTCAACGAGAGTTTGAGTACCCGGTTCCAGTTCGTCGTCGCGGTCGTCCGGTTCTTGTCAAGACTGACGCAGTGCTGGCCCACTGGGAGAACCTCGCTGACAAAGTTGACCTGAACGATTACCACTGGGAGCGTTTGCCCGAATACGTAAACAGGTTGGTCGAAGCGCGAGCAACCGTCGAAGCCGCAAGACTGGCGTTCGATTTGGCTGAGCAACAGTACGAAGGTTGGGCGCGGTTCTACTTGGTTCAGAACAACGGCGGCCACATCCACAAGGAACGCTGGTGCCAGACTTGCAACAAGCGCGGCAAGGCGACTCGGTTTGGCTGGCTACCTGAGTTGGCCGCGTTGACTGAGGCCGAAGCGGTCGCTGCTCATGGCGCTGTGCTTTGCACGGTTTGCTTCCCGACTGCGCCTGTCGAATGGACCGATGGGCGCAAGGTTGACGACGACCAGTGAAGCCAGTTTGACGCGCGGTCAAAAATTGTTTAGTATTGAGTTGTAAGGAAAACCAACCAAGGAAGGGAAACAAGATGCACAAGATAAAAATATTTTTTGCGGAAGAGCAGCGGGTCGAGCGGTCCGGCGAAATAATTTGGGCGCCCGTCTTCTTTGACTGGTTGGAATTGCCAAACCACGCTCCGGAACGGTTGCGCGAGGTGATTGACTTTGAGATTTCTGATCCAAGCGAGGATCGTCTTGAAATTGCGGAAACGGTTTACGCGATCACCAACTCTTACCCTCAGGAAATGCATTGCTCGGAAAAATACAGGGAAGTGGTCAAGGCTTACCGGGCCTTAGAACTTCGTTCACTGTCGGTTGGAGATGTGGTTGAAATTGACAAAGTTCGACTGATTGTTGCGGACTTTGGATTCAAGGAAATCCCGAGTGACGTCGAGGTGGCGGCATGACTAATCAAGGAAGGAATGGAATGGAAACAATGGAGGAACTATTCGGGGAGGTGATCTACGCCTACACACGAGCCCAAGCAATTGGAGATGGGTTTTTGGTAGACGTGACCGAGGACGCAAAGCAAGCAGGGTTCGTGTTTCCGGTGGCTATGACTCGGGCCGCATGGGCCGACCTCGTGGAGTGGAACGACAGCAACCGAGGCATCCAAGACGAGGCTGGCCGACTTTGGGACGTGCTCACAATGGCCCGCTACTACATCCGAGGCGCCAAGGGATCATCGGTCATCAAAGCCGACGTCCTGAGAGTGCCCAACAAGCCAAGGGCGACAGTTGCTCGCAAGGCTCAGTTCGTCTTGCACTGCGGTCCCGGCGATCACGCCGAGCCCGTTGTGACGATCATGCTTCCCGGCGAAGATTAAGGAGAGAAAAAATGGAAAACGAAATTGAAGTTGGGTCACATGCGTTTGTTCAGTCAAAAGGCGAGCGCGTACTCGGCAAGGTGCTTGGCATACCGGGACATCGATTCCCCAACGGTCGAGTTGCTGAGCGCTACGAAGTTTTGCAACTCGGTAGCGAAATGCTGTATCTGCGAGACGTTGACGAGGTCGCGTTGGCCACTGATGACGATGTCAAAGAGGCCGACGAAAATTACGCCCGCTGCGACGAGTGCAAAGACTGGCTTGATATTGAAAACGGCGAACACACATACGACAAAAACGAAAATATCGTTTGCCACGCTTGCGAATCTTCAGAGTTCGAGAACGCGAGCACGGTGCATGTTGTTCACCCGGACGGCGAAAAGAAACAGGTCCTAGTCACTGAGCGCTTTACAGTAGAGCGTGAATACTTCGAGCCGGTCACTGGGTACACGCGTGAGTGGCAATCGAGCAGCGGATATCGAGGTACGTACGTCACGTCGGTCGAAGGGCACGTTGAAGTTCTGAGCGGCTGGATGACTGGATGGGTAGATGAGACCGTGCCGCAGAAGGCGCGCTTTAACGAGTGGCTAGAGCGCGTGCTGGGAGACGATGAAGAGCATGAGCCTGCACCGTGCAAGTTCGTGATCGCGTTCGATCCCACGAGCAACGTGTTTTCAACTGCCGTAGGCGTTTGGGTCGAAGAGGAAAACCGCGACGAGTTCGTCGAGTGGTTGGGCGATGACTTCGAGGTATTGCACAACGCGCTGACTTGACCACGCGTCAAATATCACCTAGACTAAAAGTGGAAGGGAGGTTGATCGACATGGAGGGCACTCACTACAAGGGCTATTACATCTGGCCTTACGACGGCTACTTCGACGTGCACGAGAATGAGCACGAATGCGGAGCGCTTGTCGAACTGTTGCCAACGCGCGCAGCGGCCAAGGCGGCGATCGACGAGTTGGTTAAGTTTGAGCGACTTGAAGCGGGAATCGCGAAGGCGTTTCGTCTTTAGTCAATAACTTGACGGCGAGTCAACCATCACCTAAACTAATTACGTGGGGCGAGGGAGCCCCGGAAGGGAGGGCCGAAATGGCTCAAGTATTGGTAGCGGAGGAAATCTTCGCTGAGGCTCAAATCGCAGCGCACAATGCTGCGAAGGCGTGTGTGCCACGTCCGATGATCGTGGGTACTCCAACGACTCTGTTGGGCAACGACATCGATCCCAACAAGGATGTCTACTACGTCGCTGGCGGCGTGTGTGGCTTCGCTGGCGTGAAGATTCGCCCCGCGCGTGGCGCCCTTGTTGCGTGGCTCAAGAAGCACCAGATCGGTTATCGCGATGACTACGCGGGCGGCTACTACGTGAGCGCTCAAGCGTTCTACCGTGCTCCCGGCGCGTTGGTTCAATCGTACGAAATCAACGTCGCGATCGCGGGAGCGGCTGCCGAAGTGTTCCGTAAGTACGGGATCGACGCCTACGTCGAAGCGCGGCTTGACTGACGGAGCAAGAAACCAAAAAATGATCTTGGTGGGCAAGTAGTTCACCAGAGGAAGGAAGGGAAATTATGGGAGCAAACTTTGCAAGTGATCTGGCCAGTGGCGAGTTCGTCATGGACCTTGAAACTCAGGTGGGTATTCATCTGAGTAGCAACCACTATCCGCCAGTGCCGTCGAGCATGGTGGCACCTTGCATCGCAGCAATTCATGCGTGCAACGGCGAAGGAGAAAGCGAAGCCGACATTGAACTGCCGGAGGGCATTCTCTGGAAGGGCGCGCCAAGCGCTCCTGCATGGGCAATTGTTGATGGCTACCACCTCGACGCGTGGATCGAGTGTGAGTTTGAGGACGATGACTACTAATGGCTGATACTGACCGAGAGAAGGAGGGAAGCGCGATGAGAAATATTTATCCGACAGCCGAAGAACAGGAATATCATGGGCCAAAATATTCCGGGGAGCGGACCATAGAGATTTGGTTGCCGCCTCACTTCTACGAAGATCACGTGGACCGCGCCTTGCCTGCTGGTCAAGAACTTGAGCAAGGCAAGAAGGGAGTGCTGGTGTTTTGCAATGAGGCAGAACTCCGAGAAATACTCAGTGACGCAAAGCACTACTCCGAAGGATCGGACTACGACTTAGGGCTACGTTCATCCGCGCGCGCCACGGTTGGGAGGATCAAGAAATACTTAGAAACGTTGGCTTGACCATGAGTGCAATACTGGATACATGTCTAACCTTGTCAAACGGCTTCGCGCTTTAGTTGAGCATGACTCTGACGGGATCAGTCCACTATCAAGGTATCTGGCTAAGGACTGGACCGCTTGGAACGAGCAACACCCGTATGAGCCTCACCCAAGGCAAAGCGCTGGGGCGGGACCTCATCAGGCCCAACCCGAGCACAAAAATTTTTTAGCAATTGCAGCGGAGGCTTTACGCCAGCCGGACTCTGGCTTCAGTATGAAAATTACAAATGGTGAAAGCCCAACAACGGGTTTTATGGTGAGCCATGAAAGCCCGTCGATGATCATGGATTCCAAAGAATTCTTTAACAACGACAAAGGCGTACAGGCAATGAAGGATTTTGTTGAAACGAACCATCAACTGCTTGCGACGGATGGCAACTACTTGGGTGGCTGGCACGACTCAGAGAGCGGTAAAATATTTATTGACGTCTCGACTAATGTTCAAGACAAGAGTGCAGCAGTAGCACTTGGTCAGCAAAATAATCAGATCGGCATCTATGATGTTTCAGGTGGGACGACAGTTCCAACAGGGGGCACGGGAGGACTTAACAATGGCACGTAAATTAATTGCAGCGGCTAAGCCAATAAAATCTTGGCCAGATATGACCGAAGAAGAGAAAGACGCGTTTATCTATAGTTTGTTTTTACAAATGAAAGAACAAGTGCTTGGTAAGGAAGACAAGAGGTAGTCGTGGACAAGCAATCTCTCATTCGAGAACTAACGAACCTAATTACGCCAGAGGCGGACGGCATTACGCCACTGTCGAAGCACTTGGCGAAGGCATACAACCCCGACCAGCCTCGTGACGACCGCGGGCGCTTTGGGAGTGGCGGTGGCAGCGACAGCAGCAGCAAACCTGCCAACGACGGTTCTAGTCATGGGCTCAAAGAAGGCGATAAGGGTACGGGCGTATCGCACAAAGACTTTGCCGGTGAGCACTTGGAGAATGGGAAGCACTCACTTACCGATCACCTTGTTGCCGATGGACGGGGCGGCTGGAAACTTGACGCTGACGCGCAAGGACGTTTGAACCAGCGCATTGCCTTGGCCACAAATGGAGTGCCTCGATCTAGCAACCCAACGTTCACGATGCTTGGAGGCGGACCTGCTGCTGGTAAGTCAACTGTTACTAACGACCCCAACTCTGGGGTGCCCAATACTGACCCGCGCAACGGCGAAGTCAAGGCTGTGCTGGTTAACGCTGACGAAGAGAAGGCTGCCATGCCGACTTATCAAAAGATGGTGGCTGAAGGCGATCCTAACGCCGCTAACTACACTCACGAAGAGTCGTCTTACTTTGCCAAGCAGGTTCAAGCCGCTGCGCTTGCCAACAAGCAAGACGTTGTTCTCGACGGCACTGGCAACTCTAAGGTCGAGTCGGTCTTGGGCAAGATCAATGGAGCACGCGATGCTGGCTACACGGTCAACGGTGTCTATGTCACGTGCCCAACGGATGAAGCAGTTAGTCGAGCAGTAGCGCGCGGTGAGAGAACAGGACGAAATGTTTTCGAAAGCGTGATCCGCGACACACACGCTGCTGTTAGTTCGATTGTGCCAAGCGTCGCTAGTTCGTTTGATACGTTCAAATTAATCGACACGACTTCGGGAGCACCAAGCGCGGGACAAACAATTGCGCAGACGACGCGCGGGCAAGACATGATAGTTAATGATCCATCGGCATATCAGACATTTCTCGACAAAACAAAGGAAGGAAAATAATGGAACTAGACCGTTTAAAAAAAATTTCGCACGACGTAACCACGGGTACGTCTCCCGAAGACTCCAACTTGGATTACACGGCAGAGGATCATGAGCGCAGGAATGTACTTGAGCATGAATTCGCTGACATGAAGGGCAAGGGGCAAATCCCACACTTCCCGCACGAATGGCCAGAGTTTACCGCCGAGGAAATGGCTGACATTAAATCTCGTCAACCTAAGTAGCGATACGGTATTTCTATGAGCACGTCAATGATCGTCACGCAACTGCGGAAGTTGATTGAGCCTGATCAAGACGGCATCACGCCATTGGCTAAGCATCTTTCTAAAGAGTTCAACCCCGATCAGCCCCGTGACGAGCGTGGAAGATTTGGTTCTGGCTCTAGTGGCGGCGAAAGCGCGCACGACGTTGCTGTCAAGGCGGCAGCGGATGCCAAAGCCGCTGAGCCAAGGATCACTGCCGTAATGAAGGCGGCTGCTGCAAAGGCTGGCGGAAGATTGGTTGGGCTTAGGAACGCGACAAAGGGAGCGGGCTCATTAGAGCGCAAGATCACTACGAAAGTCAACGAGTTTGCTGCAAAAGGTTTGTCGTTGAGCCCGAAGGAAGCGGTTGGTAAAATTCACGACACGAACCGATACACGATGGTTTTGTCGCCCGAGAAATATGCCGCGGGGGTGAAGTCAACTGTTGCCGATTTGCAAAATCAGGGCTACAAGTTCCCGAGCAACCGATGGATGAACAAGTGGGAACCGGGCAACGCTTATCGTGGCCTTAACGTGACAGCCATCGATCCATCTGGCAAATCAATTGAGATTCAGTTCCACACGCAGGAAAGTTTTGACACCAAGACGGTTAACCATAAAGATTACGAGACTGAACGCTTGGAAACGACGCCGCAGGATCAGAAAAACATACTGAACGACCGAATGTCAGCAAGGGCGCTGCAAGTTATGTCGCCACCCGGCGCTGAAGGTTTAACGGAAGTGCCACGATGAGAAAGAATCAAAAGGGAAGGTAAAAAATATGGCAATTCAATACGCAATGGAAAGTGACGCGGCTGGTCATTATTGGCTCGCGCGCATGGACATGAGCAATGGCAAGTGCGAATCGATCAGCCCTGTGAACAAGACGTGGACGCCAGATAGAGACGCGGAATATATGTTTTACGACTCTTCTGGTGACTGGATCGATGAAGAAGAAGCAGCGCGAGTCGCGTCCGCGCTAGGCGCAACGCTTTAGTAGCCGAGTCGCGCCAGCGCGTCTTGGTACTTGGCAGTTAAACGCTTGCGAGTCTCTTCGTCAAGCGTCGCTTGTCGTGCAGGGTCAAGGTTGTTTATTAAGTCGCAATACTTGACCAGCACGGCGGACTCAGTCTTAACCAGACGATCGAGGTAGTCGGTGTACTGCTCGTCGGGAGTGCGAGTCATGGCAACGACGATCTCGACGGTCTCAGCAGGTACTCCCAGTTCGAGCAAGGCTTCGGGAGTGACTTCAGTGTCTTCGATTGCATCGTGCAAGTACGCAGCGCCAACCTGAGCAGCAGTGCCGCCCAGTTCGGCTACGTGATCACCGACAGCCAGCACGTGCAGTTCGTAAGGAGCACCAGCCTTGTCAACCTGCCCAGCGTGAAGCACGCGAGCCAGTTCCCGGATTTCTCCAACTTCCATTCCCATCACCTCCCTTCCGCTTCCAGTTTAACCAAAACCTGACAAAAAATCAAATTGAGTTTAAACAGGCTTTAATTCAATTCGGTCACAGATGCACCAATCGATCAACAGGATCGCTTACAGGGGGATACAGGGCCACCTGAGTGCGTTCTAGGTGAGTAGAGTTGAAGACGTGAGCAGCCCCTCGATCCAAGAACTTGTCCGGGCCGCGCGAAAAACCGTGCGCGATGAGATTGACGCGGTTGAAGCAGAGATCGCTCGCCACTTGCTTGCCAAGTACAACCCCGACCAACCCCGGGATGAACACGGCAGGTTTGGATCGGGTAGCGGCGGCTCAGAGTTCAAGACACAAAAAGAAGTTGATGCTCTGCGCCGAAGGGTTGGCCGCACGGCAATAGACTTCGAGGGTCGCATTATCGAAGACGTCCCGTCTCTTCGGAACTTCAACGCAGCGTCACGGAAAAGTGTGCTCGTCGGCTCCTACATGAAGACCCCGGTTGACCAGTTACTTCGTGAGATGCCTTACGCCAAGAACGCCATTGACGCAAACTTGACACGGACGATTCCCAAAGAGCGATTGAAAGAACTTGCCACTGGCGCTACACCGACCAAAGAGGAAACGGCTCTCGTCAAAACTTTCTATGCCTATCGGATTGAGCAGGGGTGGTACGGCGACTCTGGCAACCAGTCTCATGCACCGATTCAAGAGGGAGCACGTGCCGAGTTCAATCTAAAGGACGCTGCACCCACTTACAACAAAACGGGCGAGTACATCTGGGGTGATGCCCAACCCGACTTAGCCAGAGTTCCTCAGTCGATCATGCGGGATTACCTGAGGGCTCAGTACGACGTCACACAAGCGGTCTTTAAAGAGGCAGGCTACAGCCCGAACGACACGATCCGGATGTCCAGAGTTGCAACTGCCGAGGGAGCAGGGTTTTCGCCAAACGCCAAAGCCGGAGACACCAGCACGGCTTCGTTCCGCCCCGTCACCTCATGGTCTGCTGACCCTAAGTATGACCCCACCTACCTTCAAGGCCCGCTCCAAATACTTGACAACCCCCCAGCCTTCGTTCCTTATCGCGCTGACGTACCAATCAGGGACATCGCCAGCACGCCATCAACGGGCATGGGTGACTACACGAGCAACGAGTACATTGTGCTTGGCGGAAAGCGAGACGTAACTGCAAGTGGGCGTGCACGTGACTACTACAACCCTTATGAGAAGGGACGCCTTGCAAAGTACAACCCCGACCAACCACGGGACGAGCGAGGACGGTTTGGCAGTGGCAACGGCGAATCATCGTCAAGCGCCGAAGGCAAAATTCCCAAGTTCAAGACGTGGGATGACGTTAAGGAATGGGGAGAAAAGAACGACATTCGCATAGACACAAAAGCGTTAGCCGATGAGTCTCACATGACGCCAGAAGCGATGGCGAGAGTTTGCGGACGAATCGATGCGATGGACGCTAAGTTCCCCGGCCTGAAGAAAGAACTAACAAGAATCGACTCGTACCCTAACGCCGGTAAGAGCACGTTGGCCGCGACTCGATCCGACAACATGACGGCAGGAAGTTTTCAAGTTCACTTAGGTTCCTCGTTATTGATTCCTGCGAAACTTGGAGACGCGTACGCCAACCCTGAAGAATTCAAAGCGTCAATGTTGGGAAACCTGAAGTTCTCAAATAATGGAGCGCCGCGTTGGTCTTCTTGCTTCGGGGACAGTCCCGACGACACAATCAATCACGAGTTGGGTCACGTCATCCAAAACATGATGAGCGCAGACGGAAGGTTGGCTGAGCCAAAGTCAAACTGGAACACAAAAACCAACCCTTACGTCGCAGCCGCTAGTGATGCCGGTTGGTTGACGCGAACTGGCAAGACAAGCCAAGGACCAAACATCAGTTTTGGCGCGGGCTACAACATTTCTGCTTACGCCTCGACAAATCCGACGGAATGCCACGCAGAGGCGCTTTCGCTGATGCAGCGCCCAGACCTGCTTGCACAGATGTCGCAAGAACAACAAGACTCTTTTAAGGTCTACGTCGAGTCGTTGAATAAACGAGCAGGTACAACGGTAATCAAGGAGCAGGCTGAAGATACCAGCGGCGGCATCATCGAAGATGACTTTGGACTTAGCGACGAATTCTGGCAGCAGTTCTACAATTCCGTAAACAAAAAAACCAACAAAGCAAACGCGACCGACACGCTCAAGGCATGGCTCGCGAAGTACAACCCCGACGAAGAGCGTGACTCTTCTGGTAAATGGACTTCTGGCGGCGGTGACGAGGAAGCGCCAAAGGTCATGGACTGGCAGCGTATTGGTGAAAGCAACTGGTACGAAACTAGGAACAAAGCAGCGGATTGGATGGAGAGCCACGTTGATTCCGTAATTTCAATGGGAGGCGACATTGGTAGTGAGCCGTTGACGCGTGCTGAATTGGCAGCGCTTGATAATTATCGACAAAGTGGATACGAAGACCTAAACGATCATTTGCGCGCAGGGGGCAGTATTAACAATGACCCAGACGGCATTGGCAAAACTTTGCAAGGAGCGTTCCAACACAGCGAAACCAATGAGCCGGTCGTTGTTTTCCGCGGACTAACCAAGTTTCAACCTGATGCCAATGTTGGCGACGTCATTACCGACCGGGGTTTTCCTTCAACAACATTGGCCGAGTCGGTGGCAAGACAAGCGTTCTCTCAATACCAAGCCGAGAGTCAAGTAATGCAAATCAACTTGCCAACTGGAACACCGGCAATTGGCATTGCGGGCTATGAGTCTGAAATTTTGCTTCCCGCTGGTTCGCAGTTTAGGGTTGACGCTAAGCCGGATGCTGGCGGCGGAAAATGGGTAGTTACTTACGTCGGTCAAGCCGCGGTTAAGTCACTAGCAAAAACACAAGTAGGACGCAGGAGCGCTGGTTCAAAATTTGCGTGGGGCGAAGGCGACATTGAGATTGCCAAGCCCGCGAAGAAATCGAGTGACAGCGACAAGTTCACGCCACCACGAGGCGTACGCGAAGAAGCACGGCGCGCGGTTGAGTGGATCAAGGAAGGCCATGCTGGCGCAAACTTCACACCAGTTGGACGTGGCCGCGCAGGTGATCTTGCCATAGGACGATCAGTAAGTCTTGACATCATTAAGCGCATGGCAAGTTACCTTGCACGCCATGAGGTTGACAAGAAGGGTCAAGGTTGGAGCCCCGGAGAAGATGGCTACCCAAGCCCCGGTCGCGTTGCATGGGCCGCGTGGGGAGGCGACGCCGCAGTATCTTGGACGAACGGAATCCTAAAAAACAACAACGTAGCCAAGTACAGCCCGGACGAGGAACGCGACGAGCGTGGTCGTTGGACAGGTGGAGGCATCGACGGTAGGAACCTTGGCCGAGACGAAATAACCGTTAAGCGCGGGCTGGGCGATCTCAAGTCGGGAGACTTCTTTGTTCATGGCGGCGTTATCCACGAGTATCTAGGTCGCAACGGCGGTTATCACTGGGCACGACAGGTCAACTCAGATGGTACGCGTGGGGAAATGGAGAGCGTCGGGAGCACCAAGAGAGTTGCGCTTGCCGAAGGTGCGGGAGTTGCTCAAGTATCCGAAGAGGCAGTTCGCAGCAGAATAAAGAAAAGCGCAACCGAAACTCTTAAAGCATGGGTGGCCAAGTACAGCCCAGACGAAGAGCGCGACGAGCGTGGTCGTTGGACAGGTGGCGACGGCACGTCAATGTCGTCGAAGGAAATCGCTGACCGCATTGCTGCTGGCAAGAGCACAACGATCGACCGCTCACAAGTTGCCGACCTCGCTAAGTACGTTGCATCGCATGAAGACCCAGCGACGCGCGCCAACCCTCAGTACGACAAGGGCGACCTAACCAAACTTCACCTAACCGATGGCAAAGACGTATTCGCCCAAGGTTCAAAGACAGGCATGTACCAGCGCTCAGAAATGCCGCAGATTCCGGGAAGCGCCAAGCCCGCGCTACTCGAATCCTTGAGTCAAGCCGGTATCGGTGTTACGCGTGAGCAAGTTGATCCAAGTGGCCTCAAACCAAGCCAGCGTGATTACAGCATTGCCGGAGCATCTGGCCAGCACGAATACCTTGACAGTAAGGGCATGTTCGGAAACGGCGTGACACCAAAGGACGGCGACCGCATCCTCGTGAGCAAAGACAACTACATCATCGATCGCCACCATCGTTGGGCTGCGTACCAGATGGAGGCGATGTCAAATCCTGACGTCAAGATTCCCGTTATCAGGATTGGCGCTACTCGCGACGAACTGATTGGCAGTGGTGACGCCAACGGCATCATCAACAAGTTTGCAGACTCAAAAGGACTTGAGCAACGTGGGCTAGGAGTTGTATCTCGAAGCGCAGCGTCGAAGGCAATCCGCGTTCACGGCGACATTGAGTTTGATTCTGACGACCCCAGAGACAAAACATTTCTTGATCACCTTGATCGACTTGGCGATAAAGACCAAAATGCGAAGCCGTTCGTTTGGAACAAGGATCATCCCGTCGAAGATTTTGGTGACGCGACCAAAGGCGACGTAGCAGGACACGAGTTTCACGGCAATCAATGGACTGGTGGAGGGGGGGATGGCGAACGGGCTATGCCAGCCAATGACTCAACACGAATGGACAATGCACCCGAGAGCGTTCAACAACTTGACCGACAGGTTGGAGAAGGTTCTGAGTACAAACAGTTCGTTACCGAAAATGACAATGGTTCGGGTTGTGATGACATCGCTCAAGCCGTAGAACGTGACTTTGGCATCAAACAAGTTTATGGCACTTTTACGACAAAGGATGGAACAACGGAAGACCATTCGTGGAACGTCACGCCAGAGGGTTGGATTGTTGACGGAGCACAGTACGTCTTCAACCAAAACGGTGACAGTAGTAGCCGCTTCAATTATTACGCACCCGGAGCGCCACAGTTCAAGGAAGGAACTGGCTGGCAGTTCAAGTCAGAGAGTCCAGCAATCAAAGGCGACGGAGTTCAAGAGGCAAAACCTGTACTCGAAAGAAAATTGACCGAGACGGCTAAGAAGGCAGAGCGCATCGCCACGTTGTACGCAGCGGCACGCGAACAAATTACAGCGGAGATCAATGCCGTTGAATCTGAAGTTGCAAAATACAACCCCGATCAGCCTCGTGACCCCGACGGGAGGTTCGCAAGCGGTGGAGGTGACCCAAGCGGGGCGGCATCAAGCGAGTTTCCCACTGCGAAGGACCATGCAGCCGCAGGAAACTTCGAGAGTGCGGAGATGTGGATGGATGCGCACCTTACGAGTTTAGATTTCACAAGGAATGGCAACTACAGGAACCTAACGGAGAAACAAGAGGAAGCAATAGACAAGTACGCTCGTAATGACCACAGAGAGACTAACGAAGCCTTGCGTGAAGGGAGAACAGACCCTAACGGTATCGCAAGATACTTGCGAGCAGCGATCAACAGGAACACGATCACGGAGCCGATCACCGTTTGGCGTTCGGGCTGGCCGCTTCAGATCGGCGCCAAGGTCGGCGACATAGTCCAAGATAAGGGTTTCGTTAGCACGTACCACGATCGAGAGACAACGTCGTGGCCGAGGGCGACTGCATATGACGTGCGTATTCAGTTGCCAAAGGGCACCAACTGCGTACACGGGAGTTTTGAGGAAAAGGAGATCATCCTTGGTGCTGGTTCGCAGTTCAAAGTTGTTTCGATTGACAAAAGCCCCCCGACGGAAGCAGGCATTGTTGGACCAGACGTCGTCACAGTGCGTTACGTGGGCAACGCCGCGAAAGCACTGCATGGAGTGGAGGATGAGACCGCGACGGAGATTCGGAAATCCACTTCGAGAGACAAGTACACGTGGGAGGATGGAGATATCATTATCGTTTCTCGCGCTGCCAAGGAGTACAACCCCGATCAACCTCGCAAAGACGGGGCAATCAAAGACGAGATGTCTGGTGACTCGCTCATCGCGGCCCTTTACAAAAAAGCAAAAGCGGAGATTGATGCCGAAATCGCTCACGTAGAAAAAGAGATTATCAAGGCCAAGGCTCGAAGAACAAAATCAAAACAGTGGGAAGTCCACGCGGTACGCAAATACGAAGAAGCCTTGATTGAGTACTACAAACCAAAGTTGGCTCAAGCCCTTCGCGATGGGTTCAGGGGAATCTCAGTAGCAGTCGCAGCGGCCAAGCGAAACTACGACTTGATGCAAGAGACCACGGAAAAGGCTTCCAGTAGTGGCGCAGCAGCAGAAGGAACGGCGGCGCAGGCGGCAGCCCGTGCAGCAGTAAGTAATCATCTCACGGTGTCACAAAAAGACGCACAGCGAATTCTGAACTATATCTACGGCGACTCGTTCTCTACGGGCGCGCACGCGGCAGCATTGACACTTGGGTCTCAGGTCACGGCTCCTTCTACAGTTGACGACATTCTTGGCGCCGGTTATTGGGATACATGGGAGCCGGGAAACGCAGCAGCAGCCGATCTTGTAAGAACGGGTGCATTGGATGAGTGGCTATCCAACATTGGTTTATCTCCCGAGGCAATGGCGGCTGACATTTTGAGTACCGCTCAGGATCGCCTTACGAACGCACTCGCAGATGGTCTTGACCAAGGATTATCAGCGGATGCCATCGCCTCAAATCTGAGCGACGTGGTATCTGGCAATGCAGACACAATTGCAATTACAGAGATTGGTCGCGCACAAAGCGCTGGTACGGCAGACACGTATACGGAATTAGGCATTCAGCAGTACAACTGGTTAGCCGATCCCAACGCGTGCAAGGACAGCAAGTCGCGAGTGGGATGCGCCTCCTTGGCAGATGGTGGCCCTTACGATATGCCACCGGACGAAAGCGGAGATAACGAAGACCAGCCCGCACAGCCTTGGCATCCAAATTGCCGCTGTACATACCTTCCGGTTCTTCCTGATGCCAGTGGAGACAACATTGCGCCAACATCAGACCAAGCAGATCAACAAATTTTTACCGATCTTCCTACTGATACAAATGGAATAGATACGATGCAGACGGGGGAAAGCGCATGACAATGAAATGGGAAGTTCTCGGAGAGAGAAAGTTCATTGAATCTATTAATACCGTTATCGGCCTCATCAATGAGGTGACAAAAGACGCAGTTGGTCGCTCCGCCTTGCTTGTGGAAGCAAATTCAAAAACCTCATTCGGACCTGCTCACAAAAAAGGCTCACGTAAAATTGTTCAGGATCGTCCACAGGTTGTTTCGGGAAACTTGATGCGCAGCATTGGCGTCAGGTCACTTAGTCAAACAGGGGAGTACAGTTTCGAGGCTCGTGTTGGCCCAAGCATGATTTACGCACGTCGGATCGAATTGGGCTTTAAGGGGCATGTATGGGGCAGCATGGTAAGGGCACACAGCCGTAATACGCAAAACGGCGTTGTTTATGTTGGTTCATATCAGCGCAAGGGCTACAACGTAAATCAATCTGCTTATCCGTACATGCGACCCGGAGTTAAGAAGTCGTTGCCCGAGATGGAGCGCATCTTTATTAGTGCATGGACGCGTGCGATACGCTAGGAATTAGTCCTGTCCCCCAGCGAGAGACCACCATGAAGTTTGCCTTCGATTTAGACAACACGATTGATGCCACGCCCCACGAGATGCAAACGCTTATGACGGTTATTAAAGCGTCTGGCCACTGGGTTGAAGTCGTGACGGGTACTGGCGATACAGAACCCACGCAAGAAGACTGGCAGAACAAAGTCAACTATCTCAATAGTCTTGGTTGTGGTGAGTGTTGGAACAGCCTGACAATTATCTCGCACCCGAATGGCAACACTGCTGAAATCAAAGCAAAGTGGCTTGTAGCAAACGGATTTGACGTATTGATTGACAACAGCAAAGACAACGTAAAGGCCGCAGCCGCAGCAGGCGTTGCGCTTACGTTGGTGCCGTGGGCATCACGATCATAGGGGTCAATATGAAAACCAATCAAAAAATTAAAGTTATCAAGGCGCTACTAAACACAGACAGTTTAAAAGGTGTATTGACTTTTGACCGCAAAGTTGCCAAAGACAGCCCCGTTGGTCATGCGTTCCGGGGGAATCAATATACCTCTGGGGTAGGTGGCATAGCAGATAATCCAAAAGAGCATACCGTCGCGGTACATCAACACCAAGAAGCCGCTAATGCACATCTTCAAGAAGCAGCCGCTCACTACAATCACGCAGCCGGGGCAATTCAATCGTCAGGACTTACAAGTACTGCCGAGGGCCACCTCAATGCAGCGGCAAGCAATGAAAAGGCGGCACGGATGCACCAAGAAGCAGCCGATGCACACGCAGGTGTAGCAAGTGGGCCAATATGGGATACAGGGGCAAGATTCAAAGCCCAAGGCTTGTCCGATAACGCATACGTACAATCAAGAAACGCTACCGCCAGTAGTCGTCGGGCAATGAACTAACAAGAATGGATATCCACGTGGACGCAAACATTGAACAACTCAAAATTGAACTTGCTAAAGCGGCTGAACAGTTGGCCAACATTAAAGACAAAATCGCCAAGGGGGGCATGGGAGCAGTTGGAGCAGCACTCGTTGCCATGCGTCAACGTCAACAGCAACAAGCACTCCAAGCCGCATCGGAACAGGGTGAATCTGTCGATGATATTTTGCGTCACGATGCTGGGCACGACAACTGGCACGCAATGCACGGCGACCCACCTTGCAAGAGCGAAGCGGACTGTGCCTCAATGCGAGCAAAATATAAAGACGAAGATACGACAACCAAAAGTAAGAAAAATAGCAAAAAGCCAAAGAGCGCTAATGTTGGAATAGCGACGGCCAGTGACCCCGAAGGAACTGATGACAATGACGACGACTAACGAAGAAATCCTTAAAGCACTTGACGAACTCAAGGCTGCTTCCACTGCTGCAAAAAATATCCTCAAGGGTGGACCCGGTTCGGGACCTCACAAGGGTGGCGGCGGTGGTTCTGGTGCTTCGGGTCGCGCGCCTTCTGGCCTAGTTGAGCAAACTCGCTCAGAGTTGAAGGGTGGCCTGAGCGCTATGCCAAAAGACGTTCAGGCTCGCGCTGCCAAAGAAACCGAAGATGACCATGGCAGTGCAAAGTTTGATCACCTTTCGGACCTCAGTTCAAAATGGCAAGAAGTTTCAAACGCGCACGCGGCTGCTGGCGAAGTTGGCGCAGCACGTGCCGCTTCCGACCTTGCCAATCACGTAAAGCAAGAGGCTTTTAACGCAGTTGAATCCGACCCGATGCCGGGAATGTTTAGCACGGCCGCACAACACGACGCGAAAGTTGGCAAATACACAGACACAGTTGCCGAAGGATAAGCATGAGCAAACACACCTTCAACGAAAACCTAGAACTCTCCAAGGCACTCACAGCATCCGCATGGGAACGGCTTGGCAACCTCAACATTGCTAAGGGTGGACCCGGTTCGGGTCCGCATAAGGGTGGCGGCGGTGGACAAGATACATTAGCGCAACGTGCCGGAGAAATTTTGTCCACCATGGGCAAAACCACAATTTCAGATAAAATCGAGGCACACGACAAACTCGCTTCAGATCATTTCATCGCTAGGAACAAAGCCCTAGAGTCGGGCAAGGAAGACCAAGCAGAAGCACACAACCTTGCTGGAAAAGGCCATATGAGCGCAGCAGATGCTTGGCGTGCTTACGGCAGAAACGAAGGCGGAGAATCCACGGCTGTGCAAAGGACTCAAGCCGCAGCAGGAAAAAGCAACAGAGCGGCAGAGGCGTAATCATGAGCGAACACACCTTCAAAATCACTATCAACGTTGAGCCCGATGAAGTAGCCAAGGCAGAAATAATCGATACTAACGCTGTCGCTGGAATGGTCATTAAGGCTGGGGATGAGCAAAGGTACACCTTGACCGTTGCGTACCCTGCAAATAAGCCTGACGTTGGCGTAGCCCAAGATGGCTTCCGTGATTTTGCAAGTGCTGATGCAGTTGAAAAGGCTGCATGGACCTACCTGCGCAAGAGCCCGAACGTCGGACTCTGGCACGCTGATGGCACTGACGGTGCTGGCGAAGTGGTTGAGTCTTATATCTATCGTGGACCCGACTGGACGATTGGTGCATCAGACGGAAGCACCCAAGTAATCAAATCCGGTGACTGGCTGATGGGAATTATTTGGTCGCCAGAAACGTGGCCACTTGTTAAACAAGGTCTTATTGGCGGCGTATCACCTCAGGGTCGTGCACGTCGCAACATGAATCCTGATCCCGAGACAGTTAAGAATCTAAGGAGTTAGTACGATGCCCAAAGATCACAAGAAGATCAACATAACGGAGATTGCAGAGTTCGATCCCGAGCGTGTTGATGGCGTCGGCAAGGGTGCTAACGGTTTCCCGATCCTTATGCTCAAAAGCATTGACGCCACTACTGATAACGTTGACGACGTGACCACGATTAAGGCTGATGCCACCCACGGCGCTTGCGATACATGTGACGGCGAGGGCACCATTATGGAAGGCAACCGCAAGTGCCCGAAGTGCCTTGGCACGGGCAAGGCTCCCAAGGTTGGCGAATCTGCTAAGGCTTTCATTGACTCTGTGACCAAGGAATCAGAAGGCGTCGCAGCCTCAGGCGCACCAGTCCCGCCAGCAGCCGATTGCCCAACGTGCAACGGCTCAGGACTCATCGATGGCCCATCAGTTCACGGTAAGCAGTGCGTGGACTGTGGCGGCACAGGTAAAGACCAGACCATGACCAACCCCGAAGAACTCAACGCTGTCGCTGCCGATGCTGGACGCATTTCAGTTGGGGACCCCGAAGGCCGCGAAACGATGGACAAGGGCCACGCCGATGGCTTCCGCCCCACCGACTACAAGGCTGACTCTGATGAGACGGTCCAGTGCCCCAAGTGCGAGCGCATGAACGACATGGACGCTGCTTACTGCGACCAGTGCGGACACGAACTTATGGGCGACGACGAAGTAATTATTGACGGCAAGCCCCTCGAAGACGAGGACAACGACGACGACGCAACTAAGTCGCTGACTGAGACCGACGCTTGGAAGCGTTTGCTCGAAGCGACTGGAAACACGGTTGCTAAGGACGTTGTCACTGTTGCCGATGGCGCAACGTTCACCGCCCCAAATCCTGCTGGGATGGCTCCTGCCGACAGTGATGACATCGACGCATCTGGTATGCCCGGTTCACCATCATGGGAAGCAACCGATGCTCAGACCGCTACCAATGCAGCGCAAACATTAATGCAGGCTGCCGAATTGATCCGCACGTTTGCAAGTCGTGAGAATATTGAAGTTGCTGCCGGTGAAGGCAACGACCTCTTTGACGCCAAGGCTGCTGAGATGGCACTTGTCGGAGTAACTGGCGCGCTGGGCATCATGGCTCAGTTGGCGTTCCACGAAAATCTTGAGGCTCAAAAGAGTCTTGAAGAAGAGGGAGATGCTGCCAAAGCAGGCAAGCGTCTCTCGAATAAATCGGTCGCTGTGCTTATGGCGGCTCGTGACCATCTGAATAGTTTGCTTGGTAGCGATAACCAAACCGGGCAGTCTGACGATGACAATACAAACAGTGGCGAAGCCGCAAATAGGTACATCCAAAGCGCCAATAAAGCGCTACTTGCTAAGGAGATTGAAGACATGACTACTGAAGAACTGACGAAAGTTCTGGACGCGCGCGACGAGCGTTTGGTCGGCCTTCTTGCCGACACGTTCAAGGGCCTTCCAGAAAAGAACAACGCTGACTCCATTGCTTCGGCAAAGGATGCAAATAAAAAGTCCAAGAATAAGGACCCCAAGGCTGAAATGAGAGACCTTGAGGATGAGGCTACACAGGGCGACCACGCCTCCGCTAACACTTCGCCAACCGGCGCGGCCAAGGCAGACGGCAAGGAATGTTCTGGTTGCGGTGCAATGTGCAAGGCTGATGACAGCGAGTGCGCTAAGTGCGGCATGGCAATGAAGAGTGAGGCTGAACTCACTCCTGAAGAAATCGAGGCACGTGTTGCCGCCAAGGAAGCCAAGAAGGCTCTCAAGGCTGCTCGCAAAGCCGAGAAGGAGGCTGCTGAAAACGCAGCCGTAGCAAAGGCAATCGCAGAAGGTGTGGCAGAGGCTACAGAAGCAGTCCGCACCTTGCAGGATCGTCTCGCAACGGTTGAGAAGATGGCAGCCCCAAGCACAATCGTACGCACCCGCACGGGTGACGAGGTTGCAAAGAGCGTCGAGCGTGACGACCTTGAGATGCGCCTAGCGCAACTTGAGCGTATAACACGCGAAACCGCTGACAACGACATCCGCAAGGCAAGCCGTGAGGAAGCGAAAGAAATTCGCGACCGCATTGCTGGTCTGAGCGCTTAACTCCGAAAGGACACGCATTACTATGGGACTTCCTGTACCCTCCGCGCGTGAACTTGTTGACGGTGCTTCCTCCGCTGAAGAACTGGCTGCACGTGGGTCTGTAACCCGCGCCGCCAAGTCTGCACGCGAAGTAACTGCCGAATTTGCAGAGTTCACCGAAGCAATGACGAAGGCCACAATCGCTGGTCTTCAGGGCGCAACCACTTGGGACACTGACGCCGCAGCCGCTAAGGGCTACGTCGGCAATGCTCAGGTTGCACCTATCAAGAGTGACTACAGCCGTTCGGCTCAGGTTGCCAAGGCTCTGGACGAGTTCCAGATGGCCAAGTCAACTGAGGGCTCCGCACAGGCTTGGGACCGCATGTCGAAGGAATGGACGCTGAGCAACCCGATCAGCACTGGTCTTGTTCCCTTCGACCTTGAGGCTCCTGCCAAGTTGCTGACGCCACGCCCGACCCCGCTACGTAACTCCATCCCCCGTCTCAAGGGACAGGGTGGAGCACGTCGCTTCAAGGTCATCAGCGGCTTCACTGGTACTGGCACGGGTGGCATCACGACCACGCAGCCCGGTATCAACGAGTCAACTGGTAACTCAGGTCCCGGTGGCCTGTCTTACATCCGTGGACCATACATCAACTACGCCGGTTACGACGTAACGTTGAACTATGTAACCACCTCACTGTCAGACTCCGTGTCATGGCAGGCCGAGTACCAAGGTCAGGGCTTTGAGGACATTCGTTCTTTGAGCAACACTGCCCTTCTTTACTCGACCATGCTGCTCGACGAGCGCCTCATGATCTACGGGCGTGGCACCACTGGTAACGGCTACGCAGGTGCTCTTGGCACTCCCGCATCCGTCACCCTTTCTGCCGTTAACGCTTCCGTGGCTCCCGGTGGCAAGTCAACACTGACCTCGGGCTCGCCCTTCGTCATTGTTGCTGCTGACGCTGGTGACTTGCTTGGAACGACTGGTACTGCAATGCACCAAGGCCCTGCTACGGCAGCCGCTTCGGTTGCTGTGTCTTCTGGTCAGTCCATTCAGGTAACTGTCGGTTCTGACGTTGCTGGTGCACTTGGATACAACCTTTACGTTGCATCTGTCGCCGCTGGACCGTACTACTACGCTGGCCGTACTGGTTACAACGTGGGCTACATCAACAGCCAACCTACGAGTGGTCCTACGATCACCGCAAGCGCTGCTGACCAGTCTGCTGTTGCAACTAACTACGACGGTTTGTTGACCAACACTGCTGCATGTGGTGGATACGTCAACCGTTTGAACGCTGCTTTGAGCACTACTTCTCCGGGAGCAGAATTTCAAACGGCCTTTGGCAGCCTCTATGAATCGGTAAAGGCCGACCCCCAAGAAATCTGGCTTAACGGCTTCGATCGTCTTCAGTTGTCCAACGCCATCGTTAACAACGCTGCCAACTCGGCTTACCGCGTCTACATCCCGAACGACTCGGGCATGGGTGGCGTCAAGGCTGGTACGGTTGTCCAGAGCCTCATGAACGAGGTAACTGGCTCAGAGATTCCTCTGACCGTTCACCCTTGGTTCCCGCAGGGTAACTCGTTGATCCGTACGAAGACCCTTCCGATCCCGGACAGCAATGTTTCGGAAACTTCGGTCATGGTTCTTCCTCAGGACTACGTAGCAGTTCAATGGCCCGTCGTGCAGTTCACATATGACGCAAGCACGTTTGAAATTGGCACCATGTGTCACTACGCGCCTACCTTCAATGGCCTTATTCAGGGCATTCAAGGCGTCGGTATTGGTACTACGCCTCCTTCATACGGAGACTCATAATCAAAAGCATTGGTGGCGGGGCGCTTACTTCGGTAGGCGCTCCGCTGCTGGCTCCCGCAATGGTTGCACGAGGGTTCGATTCTCTCGGCGGGAACTTACATAGCATTAGCAAGTTTTTAGGAGCAGACATGGCAGACATTTCGGGTAGCAGAGTGGTGACATCAACACTTTCAAGCAGCACTGTTGACTTTGTATTTCTGAAGGCGCCCGGTCAGAGCGTAAAAGTAACCAACCAAACTGGTACTGCTCCAATCTTCTATACCGTTTCTCACCCCGGTGGCACCGCCACTGTCCCTACCGTCAACGGTGCAAACTGTTATTCTGTTGCTTCCGTCGCTGGGACTTCGGGCTTCGTCCGTCACGATGGGATGTACGGCTCCATCGTTCAACTCATCTCGGCTGGTACGCCTCAGTACACGGTGGAAGTAACCTCCAAAAACGCTCCGAACTAATCACGCCACTGTCCAAAAAAGGAGATACCACATGGCAACCAAGATGTTTTTCTCTTCCCAAAATTGCAAGGGCGCTACTTCTGGCGTGACCGGGCGCGAGTACAACGCAGATTCCAAAGGCTTTATCCACGTTGAGGACAGCCGCGACGTCAAGGCTTTCAAGGATGGTGGCTACGTTATTGCTTCTGGCGTTGGCTCTTTGGCTGCAACTCGCCAACACTTTCTTTGTGAGCCGTGCTCTTGGGATGCAGTCATTAACTCATGCCCGAAGTGCGGTAGCCAAGACCTCGCTCGCGTAGATAAGTAACGCTCATGTCATGGCATCGACACCCGGGCGTGCGCTCAGGCGCGCAACTAACGCGTGGAGAACGTGCTGCTGACAAGATGCGTAACGCGATGGGATCGTGGGCGTTTGTCGGCACGTTTCTCGGAGTGATGGTTGTTTGGGCGTTGGTCAACACAGTCGTACTCGGCAGAATCATCAAGCACGAATCGTTCGACCCGTTCCCGTACGTGTTCCTCAATCTGTTCCTGTCAATGCTCGCGGGCTTACAAGGAGCGATTCTGTTGATCGCTGCTAAACGCGCAGATGCCATTGCCGCCGAGCAATCGTTACACCACCTCAACGTCAGCGAGTCGCTCGTTGACATGATGCTGGCTAATACACAACTAACAAATGCAGTCAGAGAAGACACAAGGCTCCTGCGCGAGATTCACAAGCACGTCACGGCGCTTGCGCCAGATGCAGGAGACTTCAATGCTTAGCCTGATCGTTATTTCATGCCTATCCATGATTGTGAAAGACGCGGTAGGCGTGTTCTCGGTTGCCGCCGAAGCCAAAGGCAATGAGCGCCTTGCTGGTGCACTTAATCCGCTTGGCACAATCGCGAGCATCTTGTTCTACTCAGTTGGCGCAATGGGGCTTGTTCATGGACACGGAGCGCTGGGCTACGTATGTTTGATCCCCGTGCTGATCGTTGACTACATTGACGGACGTTTCTTCACAGCGGTGAGCCGTTACATCCAGAGCGACGAGGCAACGGGCGACGCCGGTTTCAAAGGCATTATCAAAGGTTTTGGCGTAGTCGGTAAGCGCTGGTTCCGAACCGCGTTCAGACTCGGAACCAACGCGTAACACTCCCGGCTAAGCCGCTGCCTTTTGACGCTCTTTGTAAGCAGCGGTCCACAGGTCCTCGATCTCCGCGCGCCCGTAGTAGTTCACGTGGAAATAATCGACTTGGTGCTCTGAGCCATCAAAGTTATATGCCCCGTGAATTTGCTCAAGTACCTTAAGCGCAGCCTCAGCCTCTTCGGTCAGATGCACAGCCCCATCACACTTCTGGTAATAGTGGTACTTGGTGGGCTCATGACAACCGCTATTGATAGCGCACTTGGTAAAATCTTCAGGAACCCACGCATCAACGCAGTTGGTAGCAGTCACATCGATTGCACCGCCACCCGCAAACTTTTCAGTTCTGACCGAGTACTTCCAGCGCGCAGGCAAGAGGCCGTCCTGTTTGGCTTGTTTAATGTCCGCGCGGATCAACTTGGCGATGTCCGTTAAGTCACACCCCTTGACCTGCTCATATTTCTCCCCGTAGGAAATTTCGTACATTGCATTCCTCCCTTTTGTTTTCCTCAAAAACCAATCTACACAATCCTTGACACTTCGTCAAGTCATTCTTGTTGATCAATCTTTACGGTGTAGTTATCGCCATTGATAACTCGACCAACGAACTCGGCACCAACGTCGGCGTAGAAGCCTCTCCAAGCCTCGAAATCGCCCGCTGGAATCCAACGGTTAAGTACGACATTGAGCGCAAGCGCATCAATTACTCGTTGCGCTTCTTCCATGTCGAACACCGCGAGGTCGTTCGCATCAGTTACAAAAACTGGTACGTCACGGACAGCGCCGTTCACAGTGTCAATCATCACGTCACCTCCTTCCTCCTACTCATTAACTTGTCGAAGTTGCTCGGCCAGTTTTTCGGCCAACTCGTTATCGCCGTTGTGAATCGCGGCAAGTATCTGAGGCACTAAGTCAGCGGCCACTTCCCTTACCTCGCCACGCTCAACCCGTTCTTTGCAAGTTGCAAAGTGCGCTACGCCAGCGTTGTAAATCTTGCGAGTGCGACCGCCCTGCGTGACCCAATGTCCAACGTCAGCAAGGTAAGACTTGCCTGCGCGATTTTTTGCCCAAACAACTTCACCTCGACACTCGGGGCAGACATGAATGCGTTTTGGTCCGCCATTTCGGCCAATGTCATCGGCCCAATAGTCCGTCTTAATTAATGGCTTCCGTTCCTGATTCATCCTGCACCTCCCTCCATCTCCATAATAACAAATGGTTGATTTGAAGTCAAATCCTCAAACCTTAGTATTCCCACGGGCCTCTTCGATGATTGCGTCCCGGATACGTAATTGGCCTTATTACAAAAGATGCGCGCAAGGCTCAATAGTTGTAGGCTGTCGGTGTCCTGAATTAAGGAGGCGACATGCTCGTTGGAGCGTTCACAACCGACTGGCAGCAGCACCCCGCACCGGATGAGGAGAAGTCTCGCATCACCGGCAGACCTGAGTTCATTGAGGGAAAAGTCGCCATGTCCTTTGGCGGTACGTTCTACTACCGCGGAGCGATGCCACTCACCGAGATGGCCAAGCACGACGGTTGGGACGTCAAATTATCGTGGCGTTTCCAAACACAGCCAGACGGTACTATCACGATGATGGACCCTACCGGCGAATGGTTCACGCCCGATATCGTATGGACTCAGCGTTGGATGCACGAAGAGGGCTACAACCAAATGATGCGTGCTCGCGCTAACGGCCAAATCGTTATTAGCGACCTTGACGATGGTTTCTGGAATCTGCCAAAAAGCAACATTGCCCACCAAACCACTGACCCCAAAAACAATCCCGGTTTCAATCGCGATCACTACTTGCGTTGTTTAGGAGCATCTGACTTAGTCACTGTTTCGACCGAAGCACTTGCCAAAGATATGGATCGTTTGCTTAAAGGCAAAGTCCCTGTTGAAATATGCAAAAACGCAAT